TTGATTCACTTGTTTTTGCATGCCAGTAGCGACGTATCGGACGTGTTCTTTTCTTCCAGGTTTCGTTTGCCCATTATCTTTGCCGCCGAGGAGATGTGTGAGCGTCGTTTCTGGTGGATAAAGTCCTCTCGCAACGCAGCGGATCCTTGTCATAAGCAGTGGCTAGCAGGCTCTTCGATTTTGTCCGAATGGATTGCAGGCCCAAACGCATTCAGAGCTCCGTCATTTTGGCCTGACGAGGTAGAGCGCAGCTTTAAGATTGAGGCTCCCACGCCCTGGGAGGTAGCGAACGCTCTTCCTCCTATAGGCCAAGTAAACCCAGCACGCGGCGCCTGGTGGTCCGGGCACGATATTGCGGTTCTAGTGGGCTACGCTTGTGGTTTATCTGTCACGGACTTGAGTCGTATTGTCGAGGTTTCCGAGAAGTCGATTTTAGACCAGATGATAAGTGGGGTAAAGAGGCTGATGTCCCACGCTCCCTTTGAGTTATGGGTGATGCATTTGGATTTTTCCGCTCTTCCTTTAACGACGGATTTTGAGATGCCCCTCATGCAGAAGCTAAAGCTTCATTCTGCAGTTAGAGGCAACGCTATGCGCGCCCCGGCAACTCCTGTGAAGCGGGTATTATCTTCACCAGTTTTCCACAACCGTTATACTCACGGGATATACCCGCGCCGTCTTGGAGCGCGTCCGGTAAATCCATGTGTTATGATTTGTGAGCCGAGGGATTGACATGAGAAAAGGTGACGACGGTTTTCTGCAGTGGCTGGAGATGGTGCCGGCTTCGCGGCGCAAGGCTCTTACTACGTTGTTTTCGGACAATCCTATTGCCAGCTACGACGATCTTGTGCGCTTTTCTCAGCGCGTTATGGTAGAAGTTTTGTCTGGCAACATTCCTCCATGCGTAGCGGACGCTGCGGGGCGCTGGGCGGAGATTACGCTCACGGCGCTAGCGGCCAAGAACACAGCCTCAGGTACACCAGGCGACGCTTACTCGGATTTGGTGGACGCTTTGATTGCTGTGCGCGAAGAGGCTCCTGTCATCGAGGCGAGTTACACGACAGACGCCGAGGTTCTTGAGTTCGAAGAAGCTGTCTAATGAAGTCAAGGGCTGAAAAACTAGCCGAGCTGGTGAGCGACCCGGGGTTAATGCTATGCGCGTATGGGAGTATTCAGGATCAAGCGACGGGGATGAGTGTCAAGTTCGACCCGACGAAGATCACCGACAAGTTGCAGTCGACGATATTGTCTTATTATTCGGATCCTCCGAAGACCGATACGGGCCAGACGAAGTGGCTTGTTCTTTTGGGTTATCGCCAGGCAGGGAAGAGCCTGGTATCTGAACTATGCGCCTATGCAAAAACGGCATACACACCTGGGTGGGATCACGTCTGCATTGCAGACACGCGAGACCGGGCTGAGTATTTGCATCGGCGGGTTCATTACACGCATGCGCGCTGGCCGGACGCTCTACGGTCTCCAACGACTGCAAGCAGAGAGATACGCCAGCTCTCATTTGAGCATAAAGTCGGCGGTCGCATGCGTGTTCTTTCTGGTGAGAGTGGAGCTGTAGGGATTGGGCAAAGCCCGGACTCCTTTCATGGATCCGAGCTGCCATTTTGGAACGACGCTGAGACGCAGTTCTCTTTGATTTACCCATCGATGATTAACCGAAATCATTCTTTAATGGTCTTGGAGTCAACGCCTTTATACGCAGGCGACTGGTGGCACGACCAATGCATGGACGCCAAGCGCGGAAACGGTCGCTGGGTATACGCCTTCTTTCCTTTTTGGGATGGCACCCTAAACCGCCGGCCATGGCCTCAGGGTTCGAAGCTCGACAACGAAGAGATTGCTCTAATGAACAAGTACGGGCATCTAGGGCTAAAGAAAGAGAACCTTTCCTTCCGCCGCTTCGTGATGAGCACAGATGCACAGGTGCGTCGTAGCCCAGAGTTGTTCAGGGCTTTTTATCCTTTTGACGATGTGACATGTTGGCTGACCACAACGCGCGCGATTTTTGGCGAGAACATTCTAGCGCGCCATCGCGAGCGCCAGATGCAGAAATGGCGAGCTCCGTACATGGAGTATGAACCCCCCGAGGCTGGCGCAATCTATGCCATGGGCGTCGACCCTGCAGGCCATGCTGCCAGGGACCATGCAGCCTTTCAGGTGCTCAAAGTCTACGACGGCGAGTGGACGCAGGTGGCCTGCTATGCTGACCATACAGAGCCCATCGCCTTTACAAAAAAAGTGCTTGAAGTTGCAGAGCGCTACAACCGAGCCTCGGTGGTCATCGAGAGCAATGGGGTTGGCGCTGCGACGATCGCTTTAGCCAAGCAAGCGGACTACCGAAACCTTTATTGCGAGCGTCCTTATACAGCAGGTTTTACCTCGACTTCCAAGACGCTCGAGCAGATGATCGGCTGGCTTCAAGACGCTTTGATGGACGAGCTGACGCTAAATGACGATGACACCTTCTCTCAGCTTTGCTCTTACAGACACGACAAACGCACCGAAACCAGTGTCGTGGCCGAGATGCTGCGCGGAGGAATCGGCGCCAAGCGCAGAGAGCGTCATCACTGGGATAAGATTTCTGCCTTGCAGATGGCGGTAGTGGGAGCGCGCAGACTTCCAAGACGCACAAAAGAAGACACAACTAAGCGCGAGCGCAATGTTGTTTTGTTCAAAGATTTGACTTGGGACCAAGTTCAGAACTATAGAAAAACAGAGAAGCCAGACACCACAAGACGCAAACGCGCGACATATCGTAGCGTGCGAAGGAGACGCTGATGACTGAAGACCAAATGCGCGAAGGCGCTGGAAGAGCTGGAAGTCCTAGCCTTACCGACCCAGGAGCGACCGACTTTTCTGGAGGCGGAGACCGCAAAGGAGACGAAGGCCGTAAGAAAGGCCACACCGACTACGAAGGCGCGCCAGAAGACGACGAAGCCTTCTGGGGCCGTGCGCTTGAATGGCTCAAGGGAGTGCCACGCGCGCTGGTAGAAAAAGCCATGAACGCCCAGCAACCACCAGGCATGACTCCAGTTCCCGCCCCCGCAGAGACCGAGGAGATTTCCGAGGAAACCAAGGAGCAGATGGACATTACCGAGGGTGCTAAGGGCGACAAGGTCGCCTTTGACTTCGAGGAAGAAAGGCGAAGAGTGGCTTCAGACAATCTCAAAAAAGAACAAGAGCAAGAAGAGGCCTGGAAAAAAACACCAGCTACTGGCGGGGGACAATAAGATGGACGGCGCCAAACTAAAGAAAATGCGGGATAAAACCGCTGGCAAGTGGATTCAAAAGGCGGACAAGAAGATGGAGGAGAAGGGCACCAAGGGAGCCTTCACTGCCAAAGCCAAGCGCGCTGGCTACACCAAAAAAGTAGGCGACAAGACCGTAGGCGACGCCCAGGCTTACGCCAAGCATGTGCTTGCCAATAAGGACAAGTTCGACAAAGAGACCATCAAGCAGGCTCAGTTTGCAGCCAGCATGGGAAAGATAGCGAAAGACGATAAGGATTAGCTATGGCAGGCGACTTGAACGCACTTACAGCCCACGTTGCCAAGAAGGCGCTCGCGCCTCAGGAGGAGCCCAAGGCAGCCACGCCCGGCATCTTCGATGACGTTCGAACGCCAGACGGCCTGGTAGTAAAGTCCGGCAAGGATTTAGCGAACATCGACAAGCCCGAGGCAGACGCCCAAGCGTGGCTGGTCAATAATCCTCAATGGAAAGACAATCCTCTATGGCGCCAAGTCTACGCCCAAGAGCAACAGGCCCAACAAGCTACTGAGACATAGGAGGAGTAATGGCTGAAAATAAACTTAAAGACTTTGCCAAGAAGATTTCAAGGATGACCCCGTCCCACTACCTGGGCATCGACGAAGAGCTTTACTCCTCCCTGCAAAAGAAAAGGGAAGAAGTATCCGCTCGCGCCCTCGCTGAAGCACGCAAAAAAACAGGCATGCGCGCAGAAGATGTCGGGCCGCCGGACCTTAAAGGCGCCGAGGAGCAGGACGCCCGGTGGCGGAAGTCCGCTCAAGATTCAGCCGCTAGCGAAAGAGAGACGGCGAGAAAGATACGAGAAGGGACCCCCATCGGTGGCGATGGGGATCTAGACGGGGAGGCTCGAGCCCAAGAATGGCTAAAGAAAAACCCCGAGTTTAAGAACTATAAGTTCTGGCGCGAAGTCTACGCACAGCAACGACACATACCGGAGAAGTAATGGCGTTTACACACGAGCAGATCCGAGGCATTGTTGACACCCACCGCGGCAAGGCGGCCACTGAGCGACAACGCTGGGATCAATGGCGCAGATGGTACATCGGAGAATACTGGCGCAAGGACTTCGACGCACCGACCGGAGCATGGGCTGCTGAGACGGGCGCCGGCGACGACACCATCAACTTCGAAACCAACTACCCCTATGCCTATATCGACACGATGGTAGCCAACGTCTGTCCGACCAACCCCAAGGTCACAGTCACAGCTCGCCGTCATAAAAATGCAGAGTCCGCTCGCTACCGAGAGGCTCTCATCAACGACGTCTTCTTTCGTCAGAAGCTGCACGCGTCCTTGTGGGACATGGCTATCAACACTTCGATTTGCGGGCGCTCTTTCGTTAAGACTGTCTGGAACTTCGTGCGAGCCACGGTCGAGTACAAAGTCGTTGACCCCCGCTACATCTTCTTCGACATGTCTGCCTCCAAGTGGGAAGACATCCGCTATCTCATCGAAGTGACTGTGCTTCCAAAGCAAGAGTTCGAAACCAGGGTGAAGAAGTCAGGACGCAAGGGAGGATTCTATTCTTCCAAGGTCGCAAAGGACGCCACCTTCGGCGGCTACCCTAGTTGGCTGCGAGATATGAGCGCCAACAAAAGCATGGTGAACGGAGCTTCCAGGGACGTCTTTCACTGGGTGACTGTCTACGAGTTCTACGATTTCGTAAACAAGAAGTACTATCATCTTCTCGACGGAATCGAGGATCCTCTATTTGAAGGAGACTTGCCCTACCGCTACGTTCCCAATCCTTTTGAGATTCTCTCGTTCAATAGCAACATGAAGGACCTTGCAGGCCTGAGCGACATCGCTTTGATCTCCTCGCTTCAAGAGCGCCTGAACGAACTCGACACGCTCGAGCTGTGGCACGCACAAACTTCTATTCCTGTCACCCTTCTTCAGGGAAGTCTTGTGGATAACCCCGAGATGATTAAGACAGCCATCCGCGACGCCAGCACGCCAGGCTCGGTCGTCGACGTTCAGGGGAAAGCCGACGTTCCGATTCGAGATCTCTTTAGCAGTACGCCCACGCCCACCCTCATTCCAAGCTTCGACAAAATGCGCGCTCGCTCTCAGCAGGTTATCGAGTTTGTTTTGGGTATCCCTCAATACAGCCGAGGAGTTGTCGGTGTTACTGATGTTGCTACTGAAGTTGCTTTGGCTGACTCTGCTACGCGTACTCGTAACGGTCGTCGAATCAAAGCTGTAAACGACATCGTCAGCACCCTGGGCCATAACACTGTCGGTCTTTACGAGGAGTTTCTTTCAGCAGAGAGCGCTCTTCCGATTCGCCTGACCGATTCAAGAGAGTCTCTCGAGGTAACGCGCCGAGCTCTGACTCCCGAAGGAGTAACGCCAGGCTCGGACCATCCGCTGGATTATGACTACGACTCCGTTCCCTATTCGCCGGCAGAGAACAACAGGCTTACGCAGCTGCGTAATATCCAGACCTTCTTGCCGATCCTGGCCGAGGCTACCGTCGTCGATAAAGAGAAGCTCATTATTAAACTGGTGGACTTGCTTCAGATGCGCGACGTACTTCTGACGCCGGACGAACTCGAAAAGCAGAAGGCAGCAGCGCAGGCCCAGGCACAACCAGGTCCTACCCCTCCAGGTGGGATGGCACAGCCAATCCAAGGGACTCCAAACGAGGATACGATTAGCACCGGCGGTATGCCTCCAGGGGTCGAGCCTCCTCCGATGGCTCTCCCAGAGGGTGGCGCCGGTGTGACTTTACCTAACGCCCTACGCGGGCAATACTCGGGGTTCTAGATGCCGTTATACGATTTAGAATGTGAACCATGCCAGAGGTTTTTGGTTGATGTCTTCTTTACACTCAATGAAACCCCATCCTGTTCCTATTGCGATGCGCCTGCTCGTATCATTATCTCTCCCGTTCGTACTATTGGCCCTATGCCGTCAAAGCCCATGCGGCTTGAGCAGATCGGTCGTGAGTTCACCTCGAACTCGCAACTTCGGGAATATAAGCAAGCGCACCCCGAGGCCCAGTTTCTGGACAAAAATGATTCCGAATGGCGCGAGCATTACGACGACGTTCGCAACCGATGCGAAAACACTGCTTCCAAGGCGGGTTACGGAAGCTTTAAAGACTTTCAGAATGAGAAAAAGAAAATAAATGTAGCCAAACAAAGCGAAGCTAGTTTGACGCCACCCACATAATGCTGTAAAAATCATTACGGAGATCTCTATGGGTCCACACAAAGAAGACTGGGGCATGGGCGAAGACGAGGATTCCCGCACTCGTCCAGGCGAAAAAGACTACACTGGCCACGAGGGCGACGAGTCTAAAACGAAACCTGGAAAGAAGGACTATACCCAAGACGAGATGGCAGACTTCTTAGCCAAGGAGGCTCGTGACGGCCCTCATATGTTAGAACTCATAGAAGAGGAAGGCTGGGAGTTGGTTGAGAAAGACGGGCATGAAGAGGCCGAAGAGGTCAGTGAGGAAGAAGTTAAAGAGCAACTTGGGATGCGTCCTTCGAAAGCTCCTCACATTTCGGTTATTAGGCTGACTGCAGCCAAGAACGGTTTAAGAAAAGGCAATAAAGGCTGATGAGCGAGGAAGTACAAGCTACGGAAGGAGTCGCTGCGGCGGAAGCTAGCGTAGTTACTCCTGCGCCTGTGGACACGACTGTCACATCTCCGTCCCCAACGACTGAAGCCCCAGCGGCTTCTTCCCCTTCTCCCGAGCCCGTTGCCGAGGCAGCGCCAGCCGCGCCGGAAGAGCCCGTAGAACCAGAGTTTGACCTGGATTCTTGGAACGGAGAGATCG